GTCACTTGGTAAATCTCTTAGTGATGTTCTGTATGTTTTCCACTTTGCAACATCTGCATCTGATAGTGGAGTATCATTTGCTTGTGTCCAATCTGATTCTGTTAAAAGTCTGTCTCTTTTTGCTCTTATCTGTGTCCATTCATCTGCAAGAATTCTTGCATCTTTAGCTGAGTCATCTCCTACAAAATGTGACTGTATATAAGTTGCAGCTACATCTTCTCCATCTTCATCTTTATGTGCAGGAACATCTACAATTTCTGAATCTCTTTTGGAAGCATAGTATTTGATGTTATATTCTTGTATTTTTGGTGGTAATGGAATAGAAATATATTCTTCTAATTGTAAAAGTCTTGCCTGAACATCTTCATCAGTGCATTCAACTATCGTATAACCAGTTTCACCAGAATAGTCAGGCACACCATCAGAATCCTTAATGGTTTCTTCCCAAGCCCAATATTCAGATTTGGACATCCCTTTTGACATCCTTCTACATTGCCACTCTGTTTCGTGGACTTGCTGGATTACATTTGCTTTGTGTGATATGAACATAATTTATACTCTATAAATTTGAAATCTATAATTTGCGTCAGTATATTTTATTCCTAGATGTTGAATATAATCACCTCTTTTAAGTTGAAGGATAATTTGACCATTTGCATGACCATGATCTTGATCCAGTACATAATGTAAAGTTACATTAACTCCATTTTTCAGGATTTTATGGTAATGTCCTTGATCCATATCAGCATTTCGATGTGTTCCAAAGTGGATCCAGTACATCCCATCTTTTAAACAAATTGCCCTATCATACGCAATAGCAAAATCTTTATTCATTAAAGTTCTTTCAAGTTGCACCCCTCTAAATTCATCACCAACACCTATATTATTATATTGATTATATTGTGTTCCATAATTTGAACTAAATTGTAATTTACCAATATAACTCGTATCTCTAGTAACCTCATCCCACGTTTTTCCGTCTGGTGTAACGACTAGATTAGTTTGCTCCATGTTCCTGTCACCACCTACTAGTTGCTTTAGGAATGGTGTTTCAAAGCTCTGGTAGTGTGAGCTGGTGTGGATTGGGGTAGATACTTGAGTTGAGCCATGATAAAGCCAATCATCAGAACTACCACCAAGTTCATCACCTAATATTTTAACCTTCTGCATCCCCATTTCGCCTGTTGTTTTATTGCCGTAGATATATAATGACCCTAAACTACTTGAAGGCGCACTAGTAACTACTGCCCCATTATTTGTATATGCAGAACTAACAGTTACATTAGTTGTTGCTCCATCAAAATGTTGAATATAACTTGTAACTGCATCACTTTCAACCATAAGGTCATTAACAACCTTTGCATCTCCAAAATATGTTAATTGTGGCCCCTGTTCACTTGTAAAGTTAGCATAATATGTATACGTTCCACCTTTCATGAGGGTCGTTCCCGATGTGTTTGGTGCTGAAAGTACAAGTGCAGATCCATTTGATTTATCATGAAAATGATCCCGACTTGTAGCAATTAATCTTGTACCTTTAGATATTTTATCCACACCAGTGGCTGTCTGAGGAACAAAATCTGCCATAAGCATATAGTCTGCAAGCACACAAGCATCCTCTGGTATTGGTGGTTTCTTGGGTTGGTGGAAGGTAAGTTCTAAAGTATCTCGATTATAGGCATTAACAGCAGTTCTCTCTATTCTATAAGTGTGAGTTCCATAAGGAAGATTCTGTGCAACTGTAAGCCATTTTTCAGATGTAACTGCATCTTCAGCACCATCCTTTACTTGAATACCATCTACAAACTCATCATGCTCATCATTTCCAGACGCATTATCTCGTCTTTTTGTGGTTATTCCTGTTCCAATAAAAGTAAAGTAAAGAGAATCTCCATTAGTCTCTGGTCGGATACCCCCTGTAGATGAAGTATAACACGCACTTTTCCCACTTAAACTTGTTAAACCATCATCCATTACATAAGCAATAACATCAGTAGTATTAAGCATACTTGCATCTGCCAAACTACCTCCTGTTCCTGTGTTTGCCGCACCATTTCCGAACTCTCTCCAATGGTATGTCTTGGCAACCTCAGATAGTGAATGATCTATTGCTCCTGCTTCCATTGTTGGATAGAAAGTATTATTTGCAATAGAAGCATTTGCCTTTGCAGTAGCATTTGTAAGTGAAGATGAGTTTCCAGCTGACCTAGCATTTGGAGGCATCACATTAACACTTGTTTTTATAGTACCATCTGAAGCAACCCAAACAACTACTCTACCTCCATTATAAGGCTTATAATAATTACTTGAGTGTTTCCAGTTTTCTAAACCAAGTGAGGTTGCAGTATCAATATTAGCACTAGACCCTGTTCCTACCGGCCATGAAGTTCCATTATGAGCTCCAGATGCCCATGCAGTTGAACCATCTGTCTTGAAAGCAAATGGATTATAGTGTGGTGTTCCTGAGACTGAAAATTTCTTCCCATAGCTCACAACATTCTGTGAGGGTATCTGTATTTTGGATTTGTTTGCAGTTGAAGATGTGTCTTGGGCTATTAAGTCTACGCCATAACCCCTCATGTAATCACCATTTTCATTTGATAATTTTAAAGTATGAATCCCTAAAGACGGAGTAGAATCAAATGGTAAAGCTATTACTGAATAAGCATTTATATATCTACCATTTGCAATCGGTGAAGCCGCTCCTGTTGCTCCAGCAAAAGCAGAGGAATTTTTCGTACCATCTATTGAGATATTTACATCATTCGCAGAGTCAGGAGATAATGACAACCAATTAGCTGCATTAAAATATCCTGTTATTTCCCAAAAATTTGAATCTTCTGCTGCTCCATTATCCACATAATACCAATAGCCATTATTACCATTAACAGTGCTCCAATTATTGCCTGCTCTCCTAATCCATTCTCTACCATCTACCGAATAAACATTAGAACCATGAGCTCCAGTTTCTTGTTCCAGTGTTTGAAGTGATGAGAACATATTCCTCTGATGACCAAAATAAGCACCAATTCTAGGGTCTTTAATCGGCTTGCTTCCCTTGATGTCTGTATAGTAATAGCTTCTTCCATCAGATTGTGCAGTTCCGTATGCACCAGAATGTCCACCAGCATCCGATTGAATTAATAACTTTGTATTTGAATCTGAAGTAAATGCAGATGTTGATGGTGTAAAATTAGAAGAATATCTTTGTGAATTTGAAATACGAATCTGATCTAAAAATCCATCAAAATGATAAGCACCATTATATCTATCACCTATTCGTATAGCTTTATTTGTTGATGACCAATAATTTGCGATGCCAGTCTTTTCTATTACAGCAGTACCATCTTTATATAACTTAAAATTATTTGCAGAATCATCATGTACTACCGCAATATGAGTCCATGTATTTGCAGTAATAGCAGAATTAGAATTTGATTGCATATCACCTGAGGCGAAAGATGTAGAATCATGACCAAATTGTACTTGTCCTGTCCCGCCATTCATATGTAATGCCCAACCATTATTATCAGAGTCCTTTGCTATTATTCTACCCCAATTTGTAGTAGGGTCACGCATATATACCCAACACTCGAAAGTCCAATCTGCATCATTAGGTAAATCCCAATCTGTACTAGCTGGAACAACCACTCTTGATGCACCATCAAATCTCAAAGAAGTAGACCCTACTTTTTTCTGAACACCACTATGATGTGCTGTACCGACAACAGTAAGAGCATGACTACCAGTTCCCGAATCAGTAATGTTTTGAGATCCAGTATTATCTTCTAAAAGACCTTTATAAGCAGGATACAGAGTGCCAGGCTGTATGTGAGATTTTACCGCAGTAGTAATTGCACTACCATCTGTAACATCTGCATTAAGTTTTGCTTCAGTTATAGAAGTAGCTGCAATCGCATCTGTGTCTACTGCATTATCTGCAAGTTCAGAAGCACCGATTGCATTAGGTGCAATATCTCCTGCCTCTAGGGTATCCCCCGACATTCCTCTAGTTGTTATTTTTGAAAAAGCCATAATTGTTTTTTACTTATATTTATCCTATGAAGGTTTTGTTGGCCATGTTATATCATCTGGATCTGACTGTTTTGTAATGTCTCTGAGTTCCGTTCTGTAGTCTACCCAATCTGAAGGAATACTTGCATTAGCATGTTCTTCCTTTGCTTTCACAACTACCCAATCTGATTCTGTGAGTAAATTATTTCTTCTTGATCTAATGTCTGCCCATTTTTCTTCTAGTATTCTTTTGTCTTTAGTGGTATCATCTGGTACAAAGTGTGACTGTACATATTGTTTTGGGTCATGACTGTTTCCATCTGGATCTTTGATTTCTTCTGCATCTCTTTTGGAAGCATAGTACTTGATGTTGTATGTTATTCCTTCTGGTTTACCAGAAACATAATCATCTAACTGAGAAAGTCTTATCAAAATATTTTCATCAGTACATTCAACTATTGTATAACCAGTTTCACCTGAGTAATCAGGCACACCATCAGCATCTTTAATTGTTTTTAACCAAGTCCAATATTCATCTCTTGTCATTCCCTTAGAATGCATTCTACATTCCCACTCAGTATCGTGGATATGCTGGATTACGTTTGATTTGTGTGATATATACATAATAATTAATCTCTTATTACATTAAGCAAAGCGTGTTGACCATCCCAAAATACTCCCCATATTTGAAAATAATCACCTCGCTTAAAATATTGTGAAGCAAAAATATGTCCTGCACCCCGATAATTTGTGACGTTAGAATAATGACTCAACATTGTTGTTCCATTTAACTTTAATCTTGTCTGTTCTGCACCGCCAACATTACTCCGTAATGAATGAAAATGGATGGTATAATGTCCATCTTTTAAAAATATATATCTGTCGTAACCAATAGCAATATCTTTATTATAACAATTCACTCCTGTATACAAACCTCTAAATCTATTAGGTATAGCTACTACACTTATTCCAGATGGATTTTGTGTGCTGGAAGTTTTAACTGATAAGCATTGGTTTCCCATATAACTCGTATCTCTAGTAACCTCATCCCATGTCTTGCCATCTGGTGTAACCACTAGATTAGTCTGTTCCATATTTCTATCACCACCTACTAGCTCCTTTAGGAAGGGCGTTTCAAATTCTTGATAATGTGAAGATGTGTGGGTTGGCGTTGCAATCATATATCCTTTACCAGAAATATAAGGTGCATAATCTTGATTTGCTTTTCCATGAAGGGCAAACTTATGTACTCCTAAAGTAACAGCTGCATCTAGGTAAACGATGTCTGCATGACCATTTCCAGTAGTTCCAGAATTTGCAACATCAGTATCATCTACAAACATATCATTGCGAGTATTTGCTGAATGTCCTGAAGCTATAAAATTAGTACCAAAGGCGGGTAGACTATATTTGTTGTTCTCAGCACCAGAGCCTGTAGCATTATCACAAATATACCAACCAGTTTGATTTCCTGTATCCATACCAAATACAAATCCTCCATGTGCAGAGTGATAATGAAGATCTCTTGTCATACTATTTGCTCTAACACCTTTAGAAATAAGATTACAATTATCTGTGTTGTCACCTGAAGGATTTGTTTGTTTAACAAAATCTGCCATGAGCATATAATCTGAAATAATACAAGCGTCCTCTGGTATTGGTGGCATTTTAGGTTGGTGAAAAGTAACTTCACCAAATGAACCATACGTTCCAACCGCAACATCCGTCATTGTAATTCCATCAATAATCATAGTTGGATAACCACTTCCATTACTGGTTCTTCCAAGTTTTAAAATATGAGTTCCATACGGAAGATTTTGAGCGGGAGTATATTCAATGACGCTTGCAATATTATTTTTCAATGAAATGCCTGTTCCTATAAAAATTAATTGGAGAAAATCACCAGATGCATAAGGAAGAATATCTTTATTAGAATAATCTCTTACATCTTCACCCCACAAAGTAGTAAGACCATCATCCATAACATATACATTATCATCATTTGACGATGCATAATTCATAGAAAAATCTGCATAATTAGCACCCCCTGTTCCTTGATTTGCTGAGCCGTTTCCAAACTCTCTATAATCAAATCTCTTTGCTGATTCTGCTAATGTTTGGTCTATTGCATCATCACTAAAGTTTGGAGTTGTGGTTGTATTAGTTGCACTTGGAGTAGTAATCTCATTTGATGCTTGTGTTTTTATATTCTGTGCATTTGGGGGCATCATGTTTACTGAAGTCTTTATCGTTCCATCACTAGCAATCCATTTTACAACACGACCTCCGTTGTACGGCCGGATATTATTGGTGCTACTTATTGCCCATTTTGCAGACGAGCCTGGTGCGTGGTCTAATCCTAATGAAGTTGCAGTATCAACAAATGCAGAATGTAAAGATGTTCCATTAGTGAATCCATTGAAAGGATCATAATGGTGTGCAGCTGCACTTACTGAAAGTTTCTTACCATAAGAAACTACATTTTGAGAATGTATCTGTATTTTGGATCTGGTTGCAGTTGATGTGGTGTCTTGAACAATTAGTTCGACACCTCCAAGCACTAGATAATGACCATTAGTATTTGCTATTTTAAGAGTATTAATACCTAAAGTTGGGGTAGAATTAAATGTTAGATTTATAAGCGAATGAGCGTCAAGAAACCTCGCACCTATAGGAGTACCTACCGGCATAGAAAGATCAGTAGATTGAACAGTACCCCCATTTACTGATATTCTATGCATATCATGAGAACCTGCCCAAGCCATATAATGTAAAACATTGGCATCATTAAAGTAACCAACAATTTCTATATACTGTGAATCTGTAGCTCCAGAGGCAGCAGTTTGTTCTAACCCATTCCCATAAGGCCCAAAGTGAACAGACCATTTATTACCTACTGCCCTACACCATTCTCTACCATCTATTGAATAAACCTTATCTCCATGTGATGCAGTCTCTTGTTCCAAGAGTTGTAATGACTTAAACTTATGCCTCTGTCCACCAAAATGTGTTCCAATTCTAGGGTCTTTAATGGGCAGGCTTCCCTTGATGTCTGTGTAGTAGTAACTTCTTCCATCACTTTGAGCAGTACCATATGCACCAGAATGAGATGTAGTTCCATCTAAGAGTTTCCCTGCAACAGCGGGTTGCAAAGTTCCTGGCTGGATATGAGGTTTAACGTGTTCAACAGAAGCAAGTGCCGTTGATGTTAATTCATCAGCACCTATTGTTCCAGATGTTCCTGTAAATGTTTTATCTAATCTTCGTATTGGCATTGTTTACTCTATGGTTTTGTTGGCCATGTTATGTCTGAATATTTAGTCTTGCTTGACTGATCTGAAGGTAAATCCCTCAATTTCGTTCTGTATGTTTTCATGTCTGCTGAAAGTGTTTGGTCTGACAGAGCATGATGGTCTGTTTCTGCTAGTAATCGTGTTCTTTCTGC